GGCAATAAGCTAAAAGAGTTTGCGTACACCAAATCCGGAATGGCGGCCGCACGTCGCTATGCCGCCCAGGTTAAAGGCCGCGTCGAAATTGAACACAAGGACGAAATGGCCAAGACAATGAAACGCAAAAAAGCATATATGTAATGCCGCTGAAAAAGTACCAAAACCCTAGTGGCGGATTAAATGCGGCTGGACGTGCGTTTTATAAACGTACCGAAGGATCAAATTTAAAAGCGCCAATTAAGGGTGCCGCTACCGGGCCGGAATCAACGCGTCGCAAGGCGTCATTCCTGGCCAGGATGGCTGGTAATGCTGGACCTGATTTTGATGAGAAGGGACGACCAACCAGGAAACTTTTATCACTTCGGGCTTGGGGTGCCAGCTCTACGGCAGATGCAAAAAAGAAAGCGGCAACGCTTTCGGCACGATATAAACGAATGAAGGAAAGTAAAAAATGAAGAAAATGCCGGTAGCACACGTTTTAAAACGTGCAGAATTAGCAGATTCGCGTAAGGATTTATGGCGCTCGATTTACGAAGAGTGCTACGAATTTGCTTTACCCCAGCGTAATCTCTATTCCGGCCAATACGAAGGCAAAACTCCTGGTCAACATAAGCGCGCCAGGGTATTTGATTCGACTGCAATTAACTCGACCCAGCGTTTTGCGAACCGTATCCAGTCGGGCCTATTTCCGCCGTACCGGAAGTGGATGCAACTCACTCCAGGATCATCGATCCCGGCCAGCAAACGCAAAGAAGTAGCCGACGCCCTGGACATTTACTCGGATAAATTCTTTGAAGTATTGCGTCAAACAAACTTTGACCTGGCAATCTCGGAGATGCTCCTAGATATGGCCGTGGGTACCGGCGTTATGCTCATCATGCCAGGCGACAAGGATACCCCGATCCGTTTTACTGCGGTGCCGCAATACCTGGTCTCATTCGAAGAAGGCCAGCATGGTACCGTCGATAACGTGTACCGTAAGTTACGCGTCAAGGGTGAGGCAATTACGACACAATGGAAGGATGCCAAGATCCCGGCCGATCTCCAGGTGAAGATTGATCGCAAACCCGAAGAAGAGATCGATCTAATCGAGGCAACGATCTACAACTATTCAACGGGTGCAGTTTGTTACTACGTTTTAGAACCTAAAGGTAAGAATGAGATCGTTTATCGTGAGCTAAAGAAGAGTTCTCCCTGGGTAGTAGGCCGTTATATGAAAGTAGCCGGCGAGGTTTATGGCCGCGGTCCCCTGGTAAACGCCCTACCTGACATTAAGACACTTAATAAAGTAAAAGAATTGTTACTAAAGAACGCGTCGATCTCCGTGGCTGGCGTATATACGGCCGCAGATGATGGCGTATTAAACCCAGCGACAGTCAAGATCGCTCCAGGCGCCATTATCCCAGTAGCACGTAACGGCGGCCCCCAGGGCGAGAGCTTGCGTCCATTGAGATCCGGTGGTGACTTCAACGTATCCCAGCTCGTTATCAATGATTTGGTCAATGCCATCAAAAAGATGCTATTGGACGATACTTTGCCGCCGGATACCATGAGCGCAAGATCCGCAACCGAAGTCGCGGAGCGCATGAAAGAGCTATCTCAGAACATTGGACCGGCTTATGGCCGCTTGATTACCGAAGTGATGCAACCTATTGTGCGACGCACCATGGAAGTCATGGACGAAATGGGTATTGTTGATTTCCCATTGCGCGTGGATGGATCCGAAGTTAAGGTAGTGCCAACTGGATCGCTGGCCCAGGCTCAGAATATGCAAGAAGTCAATGACGTATTGCAATTCGTCCAGGTGGCCGGGCAAGTAGGTCTTGGCGCCCAGCTTGCTATCAACCAGGAAGAGCTGGCCGATTACCTGGCCGATCGCCTGGGAGTGCCAAGCTATCTGATTAACTCAAAAGAGCAACGCCAGGCAATTATGGCGCAAATGGCCCAGGCCGCACAGATGGCACAGGCCGCGCAACAAGGCGGCGCAGAACAACCACAAGCACAAGAGGTCTAAAAGATGATGGAAGAAGGATGGGAAGGTCTCCGGTCTCCGGAGATCAAGCAAAAGGGCGCGTCGGATAATGAGATTGATCTCCTGGTCACTCGCGTCTTTTCTACCGATGATGGCGTAAAGCTCTTGGAATGGCTAAGAGCTACAACCATCGAACAGCCGACCTGGTTTCCGGGAGAGGACCCTTCCCATGGGTTTGCCCGCGAGGGTCAAAACTCCCTGGTCCGGGAATTAGAGCGGCGAATTAAACGAGCGAGGTCTTAAATATGAGCGATACCGACAACTTGACCGCTGATACTAGCGATAATCAAGCCGGCAACAACGCAACAAGTAGCAATAAGGACGATTCGGGTAGCTTACTGAACGTTAAACCAGCGGAAAAACCAGGTCAAAAGATGGATGATCTAGCGGCTCCGCACATGGACGTAGATCCAAACGACAAACCCCAGGAAGTAGATAACGACGAAGAGCTGGATTTTGTTCGCCCGGAATTTTTTCCTGAAAATTTTTGGGACGAAGAATCCGGTCCGGACGTTGAGGGTCTAGCCAAGGCGTACTCTGAGCTACGGGCCAAAATGTCTGCTGGTAAACACAAGGCACCCAAGGATGGTAAGTATGAAGTCACCAGTCTAAAGGACCGCGGCGTGGCAGAGGACGATCCCATGCTCAAGGATTTTGTAGGCCTGGCCAAGGATCAGGGTTTAAGCCAGGAGCAATTCGATCAAATGATCGATCTCTACACGAATCACATGGGCGCCGCCGATGAGCAAATGAAAACCAGTCGCGATGCTGAAATGAAAAAACTTGGCCGTAATGCGGACAAGATTGTTCAATCAACCGAGCAATGGTTAGTCAAAATGCAAAATGCTGGCACATTAAACCAGGGCGAAATCGAGGCAATTGGACGCGCCAGTAATAACGCGTCTTTTATCTCAGCGTTGCATAAGATCCGGGCATCCTATATGGAGACGGACATCCCTGGGCTTGAAATGCAAGAAAGTCAAAAGGCAAGTATGAGCGATGTTCAGTCGATGATGGCTGATCCAAAATACGGAAAAGACGCGGCTGACACCAAAAAAGTGGAAGATATGGTCTATTCAATGTTTGGAGAGGGAAACCGTTAGACTTCCCGGTCACAACAAAAAAGAGTGCGAAGCTGATTGCAACGCACTCTTTTTTTATTTATAGTGTTACGTAATGGATAACCGCAAGGCCCGTTACTACGCGTAGCGACCCGCTTGGATAATCGCAAAGCTAAAAATGATTTTTAATTTTTTAAACTTTGATATGAAAGGAAATTGAGATGGCTCTTCAAATCTCTAATGCTTTCGTCACGTTATTCGATAGCGAAGTTAAACAAGCATACCAAGCGCAACGCGCCCTGGCTGGTTTGACACGTGAGCGTACTAACGTAGAAGGCTCGACTGTAAAATTCCCAAAAATTGGTAAGGGATCCGCATCTGTTCGTGTACCACAAACCGATGTAGTACCTTTAAACGTTACTTATTCACAAGTAACTGCAACCATGACCGACTATATCGCCGCTGAATATAGCGATATTTTCCATCAGCAACGTGTTAACTTTAATGAGCGTCAAGAGCTTGTTCAGGTCGTATCCGGTGCTATTGGCCGTCGTATGGACCAAGTAATTATTGACGCATTAGTCGCCGCATCAAGCACCGGTACAGTCGCTAAGACTGTTGCCGATGACGGTTCGACCGGTTCAGCATCAAACCTAAACGTTGGTAAACTTCGCGCCGCCAAGAAGGCTTTGGACGCAAAGAACGTACCAATGGAAGGCCGTACTATCGTTCTCCACGCGAACAACTTGTCCGCCCTGTTAGGTCTAACATCCGTGACCAGCTCTGACTTTAATACAGTTAAGGCTTTGGTAACTGGTGAAGTAGATACCTTCTTGGGCTTTAAGTTTGTGACCCTGGGTGATCGCGATGAAGGCGGCTTGCCACTTTCATCTTCTGATCGTACTGTATTCGCATTCCATCGCGATGCAGTAGGCATGGCAATTGGTCTCAATCAAACTAGCCGTGTTGACTATATTGCTGAGAAAACTTCTTTCTTAGTGGCATCTATGTTCAGCGCTGGTTCAGTATCAATTGATTCTGACGGCATTGTTAAAATCACTTGCACCGAATAAGGAGACTAGATCATGGCATTTTCAAGAGATAATTTTGGTCCAATCGGCAACGTATCTAAGCGCGGCAATGCTCCAGTAATGTGGGGTTATAAAAGCGCTGATGCAATCGCTACCCTAAACACTTCCGGCTACTTTGATTCTGTATCGGATTTGGTTACTGTTGGCGATCTGATTTATTGCTACGACACCGCTACACCAACTGCAAATTTAGTCATTGTTTTAAGCAATGCTTCAGGCGTAGTCGATGTATCCGATGGTCAAGCAATAACCGTAACCGATACAGACTAAGTTTTACCCGTAAGTCCAGGCGGATTTCTCCGCCTGGCTTTTACTTATTAAAGGATTGTTATGGCGTCGGGTGATACAAAACTATCAATATGTTCTGATGCTCTAATTTATCTAGGACAAAAACCACTAACGTCTTTTTCCGAAGTTTCTGATTCGTCGCAGATTTGCGATCGTCTTTATGACGACATCCGGGATATGGTTTTATCCATGTACCCCTGGAGCTTTACCCTTAAAAAAACCCAACTTGCCCGATTAGTAGATACCCCGGCATTCGGATGGAAATATCTTTATCAATTACCAGGTGATCGCCTAGCTGGCATTCGTGCCGTTCATGCTGATGACACCGTGAATTACCCGTCAACCGTTGAGTTTGACGTGCAACAAGATAAATTACTAACCAACATTGAAGAAGCCTGGATTGATTACCAGTACCGTACACCGGAAAGCGAAATGCCAAGCTATTTCGTTAATTTCTTGAAGTACGCCCTGGCCGCAAATTTTGCGCAAATGGTTACTGACCAACTAACTAAAGCAGAATACTATCAGCGCCTAGCGTTTGGCTTACCCGAAGAGAATATGCGCGGCGGATTCTTCCGTCAAACCATGAGCATCGATGCGCAAAGCCGCCCATCTATTACCCTGGATCAACAGGACGCATTCCCACTTATCAATGTACGGTTTGGATAATGCCACGTTCAGTCCTTATTCAAACCAATTTTGTAGTGGGTGAATTGGACCCGCTCTTGCGCGGCCGTATTGACTTAAACCAGTATTACAACGCATTACAAAAAGCCACGAATGTGGTGATTCAACCCCAAGGCGGCGCACGTCGTCGTGAAGGATTGCAATACATTGACACCTTGCCGGCCAACCTAGCAAGCCAGGCACTTAAACTTGTACCGTTTCAATTTAATGTGGTCGATTCGTATATGTTTGCGATCGTCCCTGGACGCGTTTACATTTATAAGAACAAGGCCCTACTGACCAATATCAACGGATCCGGTAATAGTTACTTGGCCGTGGCTGGCTTTACGGCCGGAGTAATCCCAGGACTAAAGTTTGCCCAGTCGGCAGATACAATCATTTTCGTACAAGAAGATTTAGAGCCAATTAAGTTTGTACGCGGCGGAACCGATACGAGCTGGACCGTCTCAACGATTACGTTTGATGAGATCCCGTTCTATGCCTATACGCTAACGGTGACAACTCCAACTTCCGGACACTTAACGCCATCGGGAACAAGCGGCAATGTCACTCTAACATCGCAACACTCAGCATTTGCAAGTACGGACGTTGGCCAATATATCAATGCCGAACCCCAGGGCCGCGCAAAGATTGTTGAATACAAAACAAATACTACTGTTAAAGCTATTGTTGAAATTCCATTTTTTGATACTAGCAACATTGCCCAGGGTAGCTGGGAGTTTGAACGTGGGTATGAGGCGTCCTGGAGCGCTGGCCGCGGATGGCCAAGATCAGTAACATTTCACGAAGGGCGATTATTTTTTGCTGGCGCCAAGTCCAGGCCGACTACCGTATGGGGATCTCGCGTATCGGATTTCTTTAACTTCCAATATGGTGAGGGTTTAGACGATGAGGCCGTAGAGGCAACCATCGACACGTCACAACTCAACACGATTACCGATATTTATTCGGGCCGTGACTTGCAAATCTTTAGTATTGGCGGCGAATTTTATG